GCTTGTTGCCATAATCTTCTTACTGCAGAACAATTTTCTAGTAATCTTTTTGGAGTAAATGTTTTGTCTTTTACGTCAACATCTTTAAATGCTGAAGAACCATGCTTGCTAAAATATTCTATAAAGTTTTTAGATCTTTCTTTTTCAATTTCTAATTCATATGTAAAATTACGAAACCACTCATTTGCCTGCGCACTAAATAATTGTTCCTGTATATCATTTTGTTTTTGAGATGAACAATATTCAATAATTGTTTGTTGATTTGAATATAACACTGAACTAGGTAGTGCATTTTTATACAATTTTGTAGCCTGGTGTCTACTTCCGGGTAGTCTCCACATTCTTCTTGGATCATATACGCTAAAGTCAAGACACTTTAAGTTTAGATCATTTTTAAGAGTTTCTGCTATAAATCTAAAAATGTTAGGTAAGTTATTTGATGGATTAATTCCTAATGCAATAGCCTCACACTCAATGTGAAAGCCCTTTTTTCCAGTAAAGTAAACTATAACTGATTCAGAGGGAACATGCTGAAGCAAATATTCATATAGAGTTATTGCTTCTTTATGGGCAATATCAAATTCGGCACTATCTATGTCAAAGTATAAAGATGCTAAACGAGTGGCTTTATCTATGTCTGTATTATTATACTGCCAAATGGATGTATATAATCCTTCATTGCTGTTTTCAGATCTAAATTTTTCTATGTTAGCTACATCAATAATTAATGGATTATCTCCATTTTTTATTCTTATAACCCTATCTAGCTTAGGTATATACCTAGCGACCTCAACATATCTCCATGAGGACAAATATTTAGTACTATCATTAGGAATTTTCATAAAATTCTTACCTTTATATCTGACTGATATATTGAAGCAGCTGCGACTTTATTTAAAGCGTTAATTTCATCTGAATATGTTCTATAATAGACGGATTCTTTTATTATATGATCTAAGTTAGATAGAATAAATATTCTATTATTTATTCTATCTTCTTTATTAAGAATCTTTTCTCCACTTTTCATTGATTAATTCACTGTCCTCTATTATAGTATGTATTTTACTTGCAATGTTATCTGCTAAATGAACAATATAATCCATATAAGTTATGGGATATGTTTCTGGAACTGGTGACCATGGACCAAGATGACATCTAACTAATCTCAATATTGTCTGAACTGATTCTTCAGTTACAAATAAACTAGTTGACTGTGCGTCATTACCGAACTCTTTATCTATTGATTGACACTTTGCAATAAACTTACCAACCGTATAGGGGTGCATTGGATCGTAGCAATAGTTTTCTCCATCTTGTGATGGAATTCCTTTGGTTAGATCATGAAGTATGCACGCTGCGGTAATTATATCTGTTTCATCTTGACTCAAAGAATAAGAGTCAGCCATAATTCTAGCTATTCTCACTACTCTTTTGGTATGTATAACATTTCCACCAACACCGTGCTCGTCAGCTGGGTGATACTTACCAGAAAAACTAGATGGTATAATCCAAAAAGACTCTGCCTTTAACAAAATAGACCTAACAAACGAGGCAACTCCGTCATCTTGTATCAGATTTATTTCTGGCAGCAGTTCTTTCAGAACTTCATTTTCGCTAGTAATAACATCACTGATATCTGTTTTTAGTATTTCGTCTAAAATATTTTTAGCCATTCCAACCACTCCATTTAGAACAAGGTGTATCAAAAGGACACTTTTTACAATAAGAAGTTAATCCTCTTCTGGGTACAAAAACATCCTTAGAATATATTGTATCACACCAATACTCTATTGACTCTATATCTTCTTGTGTAATTTTATATTCATTAAATTGTGGATTATTTGACAATAGATCAATATAGCCAAATTTTGTTTCATTTATTCTTGTCCCATAATGATTTTTAAATAACAAATACATAATAGAAAAATCAACTTGATATAAATACTTTTGATTATTTTTATAATTAAATATAAATTTAATTACATAATTTTCATTACCTTGTCGATATATAATGTCCATTTTATCTTCAACTCTAATATTTGGAGTTAGATTAATAATATAATCTTCAGATATAGACATTGGAATAATATCCATATCACTATACATCTCATGAAAACGCAAAAGTATTCCAGCTGCTTGTGTCGTTAAACTTGCAACGTTTCCATATGCACTTTCGCGCTGTTCAGTCATTATGTCATAGTGACTAGTGTCTTTAGGAAACCAGATTTTTTCCCAACGATTTAATAACGAAGAATATGACGGAGTAATTCCACCTTGTTTTTTAAACCAGAAAAAATGTATTATACTTTTTATACTATTTTCAAATTTTTGAGTATATAAATCTCTAGAGTAAATTGTTTCTGGTCTTTTTTCTAGATATCTGTAATCATATAATCTTTCACATAATTGAAAATCTTTTATAGATTCTGATGTTAGTGTAATCATCAGTCAAATCCCTGTCCACTTAGTAAGCTCTGCAAATCTGTCTCTCTAGAATATGAATTTTCAGTAACATGTTCATATTCTTCATATATTTTTTTCTCGTCATTATATCTAACTAGAGGTGGATCATACATAAATGCTGAACCAGTTATTCTATTCTTTGGGATCTGTAGCTGCATGACATGCTCATCCTCTGTTTCATCTTCTGATATTAATCTTTTTTCAGTTATAAATATAGTCACAGCACATTTTTGTTGAATCGCTAATGATCCACCTGTATCAGACTGTTGCACTACTTCTCTTTTTTCTTTCATTCTGTTGGCGTTTTCTTGTGCCGTTATTATCAATACACAATCCATATCTCTAGCTAGTTTTTCCAGCCTAACCATCATTTCTTCAAACTCTCCCCAACGAGGTTTACCCTTACCATTACCTCTTGTAAACATTGATTGTATGGTATCGATAATGACAACGTCCGGAATCTTGTCTTCATGACCTATTAAATCTCTAAGCCAAAACTCTAGGTCTTCGAAATATGGGGTATCCGGATCATGGCGAACCATTAGTCTGTCACCCCATTGTTCTAGTTTGCTTTTAAATTTATTTAAATAGGCTTTTTTTTCTGAGTCTGACCATTTATCAGATTCAGAATAAACATTCTTTCCGATAATTTGAGTCATCAGAATTCTTTCCCAGTGACCTATTGCTTCTTCAAAATTTACATACAAAACCCTATATCCATTGTCTAACCAATTATTTGCTAGACACTTAGCGAATGTACTTTTACCCTTGCCAGATGGCGCTATAATTGCGTGTACGGCCCCCTTAAAGAAGCCGCCCTCGTCAGTATAGCCCATAGCCCTATTAAGGGATTTAAATTGAGTTGGAACAAAACTAGGAATTTCTAGAAGTTTATCAGCTCTTCCTAAGATATCATTAGCCGTAGTTAGCTTATCAAATGGATTATATTTAATAAGATTTTCTAACTCTTTTATTTCAGAAGTAATTTCTCCTATTCTAGAAATATCTTCCTGTGTTTTTAATCCCTTTTTATTTAGAAGTATTTGAAGTTCTTGTAGATAATTTATTTGTTTTCTTTTATTAGCTTTATATTTAAGGAGTTCGACTAAAGACTCCTTATCGCTAGTTTCTAAATCTGTAATATATTGCAGCATGATGGATATACGAGAGTTTCCACCCAATGCTTCATGTATGTCAGTTTCTGACTCTAGCCAGGATTTAAATGCTATTTGATCTACGTAATCTAAATTGGTTGCTTTATGAAAAGCTAATAACGCTTCATAAAGTTCGTTTATTCCCTTATCGCCATGAATAGTTCCTACTATGTCTGTAGGTAAATTCTCATTAAAATAATTTATTGCTCCTTTTTCTTTGAAGCAAAGCGAAAACATTTGATACTCTAGAGGACTATCTTCTAATTCATGAAGATCTTCTTTTATCATTTACTTTTTTTCCCTTAATTTTTTGGTATAGATTTTTTTTGTACTCAGAGTTTCTTTTTTTAGCTTGTAGATAATATGGATTTTGTGTAATAGATTTTTTATTATTTATTGATGAAGAAACGTGCTCACTAGCCCTAATAGCTTCCAATATTCTATCATATACACTGTCTTCAGTTAATGAATCATTATAACGAAATACAACTAATGCAATTCCATTCTGCCTACAGTATTCAGCTTTTTTGATATCTCTTTTTTGTGCTTCTAAAAATTCGTATTTAGATTCAAAAAATCTAGATGTATAGTAGAAATGCTGTCTACCATGATACTCTGCTGCTATCTTGTATGAAGCGCAGAAAACGTCTAGCTTTAACTTGTCACCTATATGATATTCATTAACTATTTCTTCGCCTGGAAGAAGTTTTTTCATTATTGCTGTTAGCGCTGTTTGACCTCTAGACATTTTTCTTCTAGAGTTTTTTAGCCAATTTAAACCTAACTGATTTATTTTTTTATTGACATCTGATACAGATATATCTAACTCTTTAGCAATTTGAGCTATAGACATATTGGTATCTACCAATAGATCAGTTAAAAATTCTATATCATCTTCTTCAAACTTTTTTTTACTTCCGGACATATCACACTGGACTGCTAATAGTTTTACTTAA